TCTGCACCGACGGCAGCGGCGTGGAGCTGCTGGGCGTGGACGCGCTCGAGCCGGCGTTATACGCGCTCTACCGGCAGCACGCGGCGGATGATCTGATCCCGGAGCGGGCCAAGGCTGCAGCGCGCAAAGCGGCCATCTCCGGATGCAAAAAGCGGCAGAAGCCGGCGCCGGACCGTGTAGCGATAACTGCACCGATATGGGGGCAGCACAGGCACCGTGCGGCGGCACAGAGCCGGCTTCTGCGCGCGTTGGAAGAAGCTGCGGCTCAATGTACCGGTTCGCTCCTCACGCGCCTACGCGCGCTCCTGCGGGCTTTCTGCGCCCGCCTCAGGGCCGCCTAACGACCAAGGCGCGCAGGATTATGAAGAGATCACCGGCGAAAGCTACGCCGATGACAAATAAATTTTGAACAAAGAAAAGGAGAACAAAACTATGGCTACTGCAACTCGTATCGCATCCGACGGCAAGCCCATCGAGGTCACGGACATCCCCGCAGGCCTTAGCGAAAAGGCGGGCGTCTACAATGCCATCGTGCAGCCCGTTATGGCGCGCGACATTTCCCGCGCCGGCACGGAGGTATATGTCGCCCCGCGCTACAAGCTCACCTACGACGAGGACGGCTACTGCGTCAAGATGACGACCTGCGCCATCCCCGAGGACATCGCGGAAAAGCTCGCGGAGCTGAACAAGTGAGCAGAGCGGGGGCTATCCCCCGCTCTAATACGATTCGTAATACTACCGCGCGAGGTCCGATGTGGCTTCGTGCAGAAAGGACAAAACGATGGAGAACAATACTTTGACGGCGATCAAGGCGTGGATCACGGCGGCGGTGGCGATGCTGACGGCCTTTTGGGGCTGGTTCGGCTGGCTGCTGATCGTGTGGATCGGGCTGATGCTGGCGGATTGGCTGGTTGGCTCTGCCGCAGCGGCGCACCGCGGGGAGTGGAGCAGCGCGAAGCTGCGCGAGGGCGCGTGGCACAAGGGCGGCATGATCGTTATCGTCTGCATTGCGCTGGTCGCCGACTGGCTGATTGGCATGATGCTGGAGCACCTGCCGGGTGTGAAGCTTCCGTTTGAGTATACGACGCTTCTCGGCCCGCTGGTCGTTGTGTGGTACATCATTGGGGAGTTGGGCAGTCTGGCCGAACACGGCGTAAATATGGGCGCAAAGGTGCCGCCGTGGCTGGTGAAGCTGCTGGCGGCGGGAAAGAACGCCGTGGACGCCGCAGGCGACAAGCTCCTCGGGAGCGACGAGGAGCCGCCGGCATGAAAGATGTGGTCGGTTCCACCTTGGAAGAGGTACGCATGATAAAGGCCATCCAGCGCTCCGTCGGGGCGCTGGAAAACGGCTGGATCGGCAACCAGACCTTGAGCGACATCGCCGCCAAGCTCGGCGCGGACTGCTGGCCCCTTAACGTCGAGCTGTACGGACAGCCCGCGATCCTCGCCCGCGACATTGAGCCTGTCAACATGAGCGGGCCGCTGCCGCGCAACGCCATCTCGGGGAGCTTTTCTTGGCAGGGTCAGCCCTGCTCCATCCTGGTGCGCAGCGGCAAGGTCGTGCGCGGCATGAGCTGCCACTATCCCCGCCCCGAGAGCGTGCTCTACAAGATCCCGGGCGGCGCGGTGCGCATTGCCCGCGTGTCCTCGGCGGCGGCGCTGGGCGGCGTCGTGTGGGCGGTCGGCGGGCTTGGCCTGCTTGACCGCTATGACCCCGCGGCGGAGGGCTTTACGGGCGCATACTCCGACGTGCTGCGCAAGACCAACCACACCGCCCTCGGCTACAAGGGCGGGATGCTCTACGGCGTCTACTGCCGCAGCATGACCGCGCAGCAGGTCAACGCGCTGTGCAGGGACAAGCTCAAGCTGGAATACGCCGTCATGCTCGACGGCGGGCACGTCGCCGCCATCCACGCAGCGGTCAGCAGGATCAACACCAACCAGCGGCAGTATTACGCTGTGCGGTTCCTGTGAGGGGTGAGACGATGAAGCGCGACGAATTGATCAAAACCATGACGGGCTGGGTCGGCGCCGTGCGCGGCGACGCGGTGCACAAGCGCATCGTGGACGCCTACAACAGCTACCTCCCGCACCCGCGCGGCCACAAGCTGACCTACACCGACGACTACTGCGCGGCGACCGTCAGCGCGGCGGCGATCCTCTGCGGTCTGACGGATAAGATCCCGGTCGAATGCTCCTGCGGGGAGCAGATGCGGTGGTATCAGGCAAGCGGGCAGTGGATCGAGGATGATGCGCACGTTCCGACGGTCGGCGAGCAGGTTTTCTACCATTGGGCTGACGGTGCGGACTACGCCGCGGCGGACTGCACCGGCGCGCCCAACCACACGGGCATCGTGACCGCCTGCGACGGGCAGAGCTTCACGGTGTTCGAGGGGAACAAGGGGAGCCGCCACGAGTGCGGCTATCGGACGTTGGAAATCAACGGGCGGTATATTCGCGGCTTCGGCGTGCCGAAATATCCCGCGGAAAAGCGCACGTTAGTGCGTGGCGACAAGGGCGCGGCGGTCGGCAAGCTGCAAGAGCTTCTTAACGCTTGCGGCTATGAGCTGGATGTGGATAACTCCTTCGGCCCCGCGACGCAGAAGGCGTGGGGAGAGTACATCGCCGCGTACATCCTCAAGGCCCTAAAATGATTTGTGCCCGAATCGGGCACGTCGTACAAGACCGACCATTGCGGCATCTGCGAGAGCGTCAGCGGGCAGTATGTCACCGCCATCGAGGGCAATACCTCCAACGGCAACACCGGCAGCCAGTCAAACGGCGACGGGGTCTACCGCCGCAAGCGCAAGCTGTCGCTGGTACTGGGCGCGTACCGCCCGAAGTACGAGGATTACCGCGCGCAGCTCCAAAAGCGGGCGGGGTTGGAGGACAAGACGAAGGACTACCTTGCGGCGTACAAGTACGGCAGCGACCTGATCCGCAAACTCGCCGCCGCGATGGGCTGACTGACCAAGCACAAAACACCCGGACAGTAAATCGCGAAGAATCACTACCTAAAACTGCGCCCCTATGATGGGGACAGCAGAAAGCGCCCGAATCACTACCAATTTATGCCCTGTCTCTGAGACATAAAATGGTAGTTATTTCGGGCACTTTTGTATCATCCATTCGTAAGCGGCTACGGAAACGGGTACACACAAAAGTACACACTTGCACTTTTTATAGAACAAAATATGTTTGCTTTAAGTGGATAAAATGCCCGGTTTTTGCCTGATTTTAAAACTTTTTGTGTGTGTAAAAAGACGAGGGCTGGTTCGAGTCCAGTAGTCCGCACCAGAAACGACCGGAAATCGAAAGATTTCCGGTCGTTTTCTATGCATATTTTAGACCGAATTTTCTGCTATGTTCGCGTGTTTCCGTCGCTTTTCCAACAAATATGTAATTTTTCAGAAACAACCTTTTATCAAGTCCGAAACAAGTTTGAAACGACTTTCCAACCGGTTTTGAGCGAAAAATAGAGAAAACTGTTGCACTTTTGCTGCACCTGTGCTACACCTATTTGATATGGCAATATTGGACAATGTTTTATTGACATTTTGCTGTTTTTGGTATAAGATGCATATATTATCAAAGAGAGTTATTTCAATGGGGCACACAATTTTTCATTGCCTCGTAGTTCCAAAACAGCTGCATGATAGGCATAAGGAGTTTAATGATCGTCAATGGAGCGAATCAAGCAGATGCGGCTGCAAAATAAAAGCATTTGCAAATTTATGACATAAGGAGGGTCCCACTATGTTGATGGAACAGGAAGCTCCCCTGCTTTTTCATACCGTATTTGCCGGGGCGGTCATATTGACTGTGGCGTATCTGCTGCATTGGCGGGGCCATTCTCCGCAAAAAAAGCCGCTCGAGCTGATTCTTTATTTTGTCCTTTTACAGATCCCGGCCTACATCTTGGTCTTCTACGCTATGATGTGTCCCGGTTCCGGAGAGAGGACCTTCGCTTTCGCAATGGGAGGTTTTTGCTGGCTGATCGGAATTCTGGTTCTCATGCAGGGGATTCGCGATCTGTTGGATTACAACACAAATAAAAAGGATCCGCCCAAATGAACAGCGATATGGAGAGGAGTACCTCAAAAAGGTACTCCTCATTTTTTACCGTATCAATCTTCATCGGGCCATTCGCTCTCCGGCACGGGCCGGTCGGGCAGCTCGCCTATCCGATGGAATGCTGCTGAGCAGAGAGGTATACATAAAGCCAAAGGGCGCGTTCTTTTGAACGCGCCCTTGCTGTTTAGCCGGACAGCTCCCGGATCTCGTCCTGAATGAGGCGGCCCGCCGCGGCGGCAAGCTGGTCGATGCGCCGGATGCGCGCGAGGTCGCGGCCATAGATGGCGTTCGCCGCTAGAACGCTGGTGTTCTCGCCCATGAACACCGCGGCGACGCGGATGCCCTGCGCGCGCAGGGCGCGGACCTCGGCGGCGGTGTCGTCGATGCCGGGCTGCCCGTCATAATCGCGGCTGAGCGGAATTTTGCCGCTCGGGAGAATTTTGTGGCTGTCGTTCGGGCTGGCGTCGGTGAGCAGAATGAGCAGATGCTTGTCCGCGGGAGCCGATTTCATCAGCTCGCCCATGCCGCGCAGAGCCAGACCGTCGCGGTTCCAGCCCGCGGCAAAGTAGTCGAACACGCGATACTCGCCGTTTTTGTCCCCGAAATCCTTCAAAACGCGCAGCACCGTGTAGCCGCGCAGGCTGCAGAAGCTGGTCACGCGCACGGGAATGCCGCAGGAGACAAGGCTTTTGGCGAGAAGGTAGCCCTGAATGGCGATGCTCTCCTGACAGTGCAGGCGCGAGGCCGAGGCGTCGAGCATCAGGTCGACGGTGAAGCCCGCGCGGCTCTCCTCATCCTTGCGGAGAAAGACACGGCTGTCGTGCAGCACCGGCGTGCGCCAGACGCGTGTACCGTCCAGCCGCCCCTCGCGGGCGAGGATGTCCTCGGGCTGCTGATGGATGAGCATACAGTTGCGGATCTGCTCTGTCAGGCGCAGGAGAGCATTCTGATGCAGCGCACTGTCGCGGACGTAGGCGGCGCGGTTGCGCTTGGCCTGCTCGGCGGCCTGCTCGAAAAGACGCTGCGTGTCGGTGCGCATGGGCTGGCCCGGCACGCGCTCGCCGCGGGTGAACCAGAGATGGCAGCCGAGGTGATCGCCGGTGCAGCAGCGCTGCTCGATGCGCGCGAGCGCCTGCGGGGAATAGAGGCTGCGGCCGAAGCAGCGCTCAATGTAGTCGTGATCCTCCGCTTCGCGCTCGTTCGAGCGAAGCTGGGCGCGCAGCGCGTTGGACGCGCGCACCATGCCGTTCTCGCCGGCGACCGCGGAGCGGCCGACGGTCAGCTCGTCGGTGCGGACGATCTCGACCGGCAGGAGCTTGGTGAGCAGCGGCGCCCAGCGGTCGCTGAAATGAAGGCGGAACGGTGATTTTTTATGGGGTGTGCCGTCAAATTGCAGGTATTTCTCAAACGCCGCGCGGACGGCGGCCTCCAGATCGTCCGCGTCGAGCGTGCCCGGGCAGGCGAGGGCCTCGGAGAGTCCCTTTTCCCACGGGGCGAGCAGCGGCGGCTTCTGCCCAAGGACAGATCTCCAGCGGGCGGACTGGAGCGAATAGACGAGCTGGTTCTTGTCCATCCACTCCTGTCGCGAGAGCTGATATTCCGAGGCAAAAAATTCTGCGGCGTGGGCGCGGCGCAGCTCCGTGAGCACGGGGCGGACGGGAAGCTCCTTTTCATAGACGGCGTTTTCCAGCGCGAGCCACGCGAGGTCGTCGAACGCGGAGCGCCGCGTGTCGTCCGCCCAAAGGGCGAAGAGACGGCGCGGCATCTCGTCGCCCAGCCACTTGCGGACCAGACCGATGACGCAGTTCATGTAGAAGTCCGGCGTGCCGTCGGCCTTGAGGGCGAGGAACTGCGGCTCAAATTGATAGTCGCCGCAGGCGGTCCAGACCAGATTGATGGCGCGGCGCTGGTTGGCGCTGTAGCTGTCGGTTTCCATATCAGTCGGTGAACAGGCGGCTGCGGTCGAGCTTCGCGGGGATGCGCGCGGCGATAACGTCGCGGATGAGGCTCTGCTCGTAGGCGTCGAAGGCCTTGTTGGTGATGCCCATGTCGAGCGCCGTACCGGCACTCACGCCGCGGCGGATCAGGCGCAGCGCGTCCAGAAGCCCGCGCAGGTCGAGCGCCTTGGAGGAGATCTCCGCGCTCCCGCACTTCTTTTGCAGGTCGAGAAAGAGCTGCACGAGCTGTCCGCGGTACTTTTTTTCCAGCGTGGGAAACTCCTCGCCGAGCAGACGGTCCAGACCGTCCTCCGCGATGGGCGGCATCTGAATGACGACAAAGCGCGAGGTGAGCGCTTCATTCAGCTCGCGCGTGCCGGCGTAGCCGTAGTTCATCGTGCCGATGAAGCGCGCGGCGGGGGCGACCGTTACGCGGTCGTAGCCGGGGACGTCGATGGCGCGGCGGAAGTCCAGCGCGGCGTGCAGCACGGCAAGAGCCTCATTTTTGGCCATGTTGATCTCGTCGAGCACGCCGAAGCCCCCGTGCTTCGCACAGAGGTAGACGGGGCCGGGGCGGAAGGTCACCTGTCCGTTTTCAAAGGTGTCCATGCCGATGAGCCCGGCGGCGTCCATGCTGACGTGGAAGGAAACGTCCCACGCGGGGCGGCCGAAGGCCTGCGCCAGATTTTCGGCCAGCACGTTCTTGCCGGTCGCCTTGCTGCCGGCGAGCAGCAGGTTCTCGCCGCACAGCAGCGCGGCGATGGCGGCCTCCCAGACCTCTTTCCCATAATAATGATAGCGCGGCTGCGGGATGCGGCCCTGCAGCGCCGGCTCGGCGGGGTATTGTGCGCGGTAGGCGCGGACGCCGTCGAGCAGCGCGGGGCTGATGTGCTCCTGCTCTAAAAATTCCAACAAGCTCTCCTCATCCTCTCTTTCGGAAATGCGCGCGTCGCGCGCTTCGTTTCGGCCTCATCATAGCACAACGCGAGGGCTTTGCAAGCCCTTTTTCCGTCAAAATTTCGGACGGCTGCGGCGCGTTTCCTGGACGCTTTGGCGCGAGCGGCGCAAAAAAGAACGCCGCCCGCGGGCGGCGTTCCCTGAACGGATCAATCCTTCGTGAGGACAATGGGCATTGCCGGTCCTTCGCTCTCGCCGTCGGCGCTGTTGTTGGCGGAGGGCATTTTCTCGCGCAGGAGCAGCGCCGAGAGCCTCGTGCCGTCGGTCAGCTCCGCATGGAATACGACCTGCAGCTCCGCACCGTAGGAAAGGCCAAATTCCACGCCCTCTGCGCCATAGATGCTGTAGACGCCGGCGGTGCTCTCATCGGGAATGTCGCTGATCCACCACTGTACGGCGGAGCGTTCGTCGTCGACCTCCATGAACCGGAGCGCGCTTTGCGCGGCGCTCTTTCCGTCCACCAGATAGTCGAGCCGCGCGGACTTCACGGCGGCGTCGTAGGCACCGAGGTAGAGGTTTGCGGTGCGGTGGTCCTCGTCCTCCCAGCCCTTGACGCTGCATCGGATGTCCGAGCTGGAATAGGAACGGCTGAGGACGTAGCCGAAGGAAAGATCCTCATAGAGCTTCGGCAGCGCCTCGTCGGCAAAGCCGGGCAGGTCGCGGATCGTCTCGAGCTGGCGCTCGCCGCCGGTATCGTAGGCGGCGGTGGCTTCGAAGCCATCATCGTTCATCGAAAGCACGGTTTCGCCGCGGTAGACGTCGTACTCGTCGCGGACCAGCTCGACGGCGGTCGTTCCGTCGTCGGAGGCAAGGGAGCGGAGACGGAGGGAGACGGCAAGGCCGTCCTGCACCGTCTTGGGCCGGAGGGCGAAGGCAACCGTGCAGGTGTAGGCGTCCAGGTCGAAGCGCTTGACCGTGTAGTCGAACTGCGCGGTCAGCGTGGCGCTCTCCTCCATCGCTTCGCGCACGGAGCTGCTGATGCCCGCGATCTGCGAGGAAAGGCTGGACTGCACGCTCATGATCTGTGATTGCAGAGAGCCGACCTGCCGCTCGAGCTGCTTGACGCGGTGGTTATTGCAGAGTGCCAGACCGACGGCGAGGGCGAGGCAGACCGCCGCCGCGCCGAGGAGGAGCTTTTGCCGGCGAACCTTCTTCGGCGCGGCAAGGGTCTCCTGCGCGGGAGCGGGCGTGGAAGCTTCGACAGACGCGGCGGCCTTGGCGTCACCCTTTTCCGCTTCCTCAAGACTTAAAAGCTCGTTCACGCTCACGCCGTAGAGACGGCTGAGCTCCACGAGCTTGCTCAGCTCGGGCTGGGCGGCACCCGTCTCCCTTAATTAAAGATATTGTTGGGTAAAAAAGAAAGGTCAGTCGA